TGGGTGATGAAGGATTTGTTATTATACCAGACAATATAGATAAAGACATTAGAGATAATTTATCTTTTTACTTAGATAAAGCGGGATTAAAAGCATCAGCAGGGGTTGAAAAACTACCTTTACGAAAACTTTAAATTTTTGAAAACATATTATATTTATAACAAAACATAACAACAATGGGATATTTAGACAATACAAGCATCACCGTAGATGCAATTTTAACAAAAAGAGGCCGTGAATTACTTGCAAGAGGAGACGGTTCTTTTAACATTACACAATTTGCATTAGCAGATGATGAAATTGATTATACTTTATTTAATGAAGATCATCCTAATGGTTCACAATTTTTTGGAGAAGCAATTGAGAATATGCCTCTTTTAGAAGCAATTCCTGATGAAAATAACATTATGATTCATAAATTAGTTACATTACCAAGAGGAACAACAAAAATGCCTATTGTAACTGCTAATGTGTCTAAAATTCAATTATCACTTGGTGCTTCAACATCAGTAAACCCAAATACATTAAACTTCCAAGGTTTAGCAAACGTAACAGAACCAGGAGGCTATTTAGCTACAATTGCAGACAGAAGATTATTAGTAGCGTTTGAGGGTGTAGGTGGAGCTACAGCAACAACAACAGCAAGACCATTTAGTAATTCAGCTTTAAGTGAAACTATTAGAGGAGGTTCATTCTCATTAACAGCAATTAACAGTACAACATTATTCGGTGATAATTCTAAATTATTAACTACTTTAACTATTGAGGGTGTTGATTCTGGAGCAAGAGTAACTATTCCAGTTGAAATAACTAAAGATGTAATAGCAACATCAAACACTCAAGGAGTAACCGGAGTAACATTAACATAATAAAAAATGGCAACATATAATAGATTAAACCCAGAAGATACAACAGTAAGCACAGATAAAGTAGTTAGTAATACTTGGAGTGATGATACTAATATCTTAATAAATAATTTCACATCATCAACACAAACAGCTATTTCAACAGCAACTAGTCAAGGTAACTTCTTTATAGAAGTATTTGCATCCTCTAGTGATCAAGGTACTATTCCTGCTGAAGGAGAAGGCCCAGTACAATATACTATTTCTTATGGTCATAGAGCAGGATCAGGTTCTTTAAATTTTACAAACACAGCAGGAGCTTTAGGAAATACAGCAACTAAATGTATTTACAGACAATATGCTCAATTAGTATTTGGAGATGAAAATTCAAATTTTGTTTTTGATGGGTTTGAAGCTGATGATATTTTTGTAATTAATGTAGCTAGAGGAAGATATAAACACGCTTTAAAAGCAGGTTCATTAAACCTAAAATTAAAAGATTTTAATACTGTGGGTGATGTATTTACAGATGATTCTGTAACCCAAACAGGTTCTGCTGTAGTTACAAATTTAGGAAGACAATTTAATATAGTATCGGGTTCTGACGGTGTAATGTCAGGTTCTCTATTAACACAAACAGGCCATTTAACTTCTTTTGGTAGTGTAGATAGTGGATCTTTTGGTTTTATTTATCCTGATGCAGGAATACTTATATTTAACGGTGCTGCTTTAAGAAAATTATCTTTTGATGCTAATACTTTTGGTAAAGGAACTGCTGCCGCAACTGAAAAAACAGCAGAAGGTATGTTTAGTGCAATAAAAGAAGGAGCATCATTTGAATTAGACAGTGAAGAAAGAGTATCATCACAATATATGTTTGTAAGAGTTAAAAATGGTGAATTTAATTATTCTTCAAACCCAAGCTATATAGATACAAATGGAAATCTTAATAATACAACAATGACAGATTCACCTACAACTTATATAACAACAATTGGTTTATATAATGATGATAATAATTTATTAGCAGTAGCAAAATTAAGCCAACCATTGAAGAAAGACTTCACAACAGAAGCACTTGTTAGAGTTAAATTAGACTACTAAAATGTACCTGAATGGCAATTTTCAAATCACTTAGTCCTGATGATGTATCCAGAGTACCTTTCAACGCTAATAAACAATTTACATTTAATTCATCATCAGCAGCAACAGTAGGATTTACAATTGAAAGATTTGAATACACATCATCTATATTAGATACTTTTAGTAGTAGTTCTACAGATTCTAAAAATATTATAAAATATTATCAATTAGATCACTTATTTTATAAAAACAACCAATTAGATATAGCTAATAGATTAGGTGATGCTGATTATTTAGCAGGTAATAGAACATTATATGATAAAGTTAATGTAATATCAATTCCTTCAAACTTATATGGTAATAAAATAAAACCCGGTACTTTTATTTATTCAAGCAGTAATGGAACTATAATAGATGATAGTAAAGGAAATTTACTAATTTCAGGTACTAATTTAATTAACCATAGTATAGATGAAAGAGAAAAAGTATTTAATTTAGGACCAACAAAAGGTTTTAAACAATATAATCTTAATTATGATTTATATGGTAAGGATTCTCCTAATAAATTAGATTCTTACACTAAAGAAAATATATATGATGATAGCTATTATAATAATACACTAAATTATAAAAATATATCATTTAAATCAGAAAATTTAAGCCCTGATTTATTATCAGAGTATGGATTTCAAACAATATTTCATGATAATACAACTGGTTGGACAACAGAAGGTGCAATTACATCTGATTTTTCAGTAACAGGAGGTGTAAAACTATCAGTAGCAGGAAATGGTACAACGGGTTTACAATTCAAAGCAGCCTTTACAAATAAAATACTAAAAGCCTTTAAAAAGTATAGATTAGAATTTAATATCACAGATATAAATTCATTTACAAGCACAGGAAAAGTAAAAAGTTCTATATTATTAGATGGAAATAATGCCTATGAACCTTATGGAAACCCAACAGTAAAAGAAGGAAAAACTATAATAGAGTTTCAATATATTCCTATGGCTCCTAATGCTCCCTCAACACTTCCAGAATATACAGACCAACAAGCATTAAACTTTCCAGACTTAGGAAAACCTATTATTCTTTTTGAATTCACAAATGGAGATACAGAAGCTTTTGATATGACAATAAAAGATATTTCTTTTAAAGAAATCATGGATTTTCCAACAGTTAATTTTGTTTCATCTGATTCTTCTTCCATTGTAGCACCTCATAATGAAACTTATAACTTTAATTCCGGTGAAGATTTTACAATTGCAATGAATATTAATCCTACTAGTGGAAGTGGATATCTATTAAGTAAAAGTACAACAAAAACTATATTAAAAACTCCTATAAACGAACAAACATATACAACTGGTTCTTCTCAACCCTTTAATGTAAAATCAAAAATACAATATCCTTTTGAAATATTTATAGATTCATCTAATTTATTAACTTTTAGAAAAAGTGATGGTAATTTTACACCAACAGTTACAGCCCCTATAGCTACTGGTTCTTTGCATCACGTAGTATGTATGAGTTCTGCTTCTAAAATGGAAATTTGGATCACAGGTTCAAAAATAGCAAGCACAACAGATACAACTGTGAGTCAAACAGAAAATCAGGCTAATTTATATGTTGGAAGTAAAGGAGAAACAAGCAATTATTATACAGGTAGTTTAGCTAACGTGATGATTTTTAATTCTTCAAGAACACCAGCACAAATTGATAACTTATATTCAAGTTCTAATGGTTCACCTTATGTAGGAAATGTGTTTTATTCAAATGGGTTAGCTACTATTACACATCCAAACCATTTATCAATAGCTCAACCTTTTGAAAGTGGAAGTGTAAATATTGAAAATGCTTTATTGTTAAAGAGAAAAAATTTAGATGAAATTAATAATAGTGCAGTACTTAAATCTTTTTTCAATTTACCTTTTTCGGGATCATCCGCTTACACTATTAATCTTACAAATATACATCCTATATACGAAAACGAATATATGTGTACCATAAATTCAGATGAATATAATTTTACACATAATATTTCAACAAGAAAAAATAAATCAGACCAAAAACCGGATCTAGCAAATTTTGCAACAGGTTCACAATTTAAACCTTATGTCACAACAGTTGGTTTATACAATGAAGCAAATGAATTATTAGTAATTGGTAAATTAGGACAACCTGTAAGAATGTCAGAAGAATCTGACACTACTTTCGCACTTCGCTGGGATACCTAAAATAATCTTCGTACATTGTGTATATGCAATGGTACTATCAAAACAAACAAATCAATGAAATAAGTGACCTTCCAGAAGGTGCATTTGGTTTCATCTATCAAACAACTCACATTCCAACAGGAAAAAGATACATTGGTAAAAAATCTTTAATTTATAATTTAAAGAAAAAGTTAGGTAAAAAGGAAAAAGCCCTATGGGAAGGTAAAGGTCGCCCACCAGTATACAAAAGAGTATTAAAGGAAAGCGATTGGAAAACTTACTATGGATCACATGCGTTTATTAAAGATGCAAATGATGAAGACTTAGAAAGAACAATTTTACAGGTGGCTTACAATAAAAAAGAACTTACATACCTAGAATGCAAATACCAATTTATATTAGAGGTTTTAGAAGATAAAAAATATCTTAATGATAATATATTAGGTAAGTTTTACGATAGAGACTTTAGATGAAAGAAGATTTATTAAAACAGTTATTAGAATCAATTTTAGGTAGAAGTAAATCTGCCCGTGGGGGAGATGAAGCTGTGTTTAATTGTCCATCTTGTAACCATCATAAGAAAAAACTTACGTTTAACTTATTATCTCAAAAATTCCAATGTTGGGTTTGTAATTATAAAGGTCATAGAGCATTTCAATTACTTAAAAAAGCGGGTGCACCTGGAGCTGCATTTGGAGCTTTAAAAGAAATTGATCAACAATATAATTTTAAAAAGCAAACTAAACAAAAAATAGATGCCAATACTTTGCAGTTTCCTCATGGAGTAACGCCTATAATGTCATCATCAGCGATTCTGTCGAAACATGCATTACATTATTTAGATCAAAGAGGAATCACCCAACAAGATGTAGTAAAATATGATTTACATTATTGTGAAGAAGGTCCTTTAAGAAATATGGTTGTAATACCTTCATATGATAAAGATGGTTTTTTAAATTATTATGTAGGTAGATCATTTGATAAAAACGCATATATTAAACATAAATTAGCTTCCAGTACTAAGGACATAATTGGGTTTGAAATGTATATAAACTGGGATTTACCCGTGATTTTATGTGAAGGTGCGTTTGATGCTATGGCTATAAAACGTA